TTGACCAACAGCCAACATATTAATAGAATTAAGAATGATAACTTTATATTATAATCTAATTACAATTAAATGCTTGCATTGTTATGTAAACCGGTTATTGTAATTGAACCCAGTAAAACGAAACCTATTATCACTCCCCAGGATTGTAGAATTGTGCAGGTAAAAGAAATAAAAGATAACGCATTCGTGGCAGAATTTCTAGAACCACTCGATTGGATTGAAGCCCCACCCATCGTCATAGAAGACGAATTAGAGTGATATTGTTTTTCAATTTCATGAAAATAACTTCGTCGCATTCCCCACCCTTGATTACCATCTGAACTTCTCCGCAAGTTGTACCATCGGTCTTATACCTATCACAAGCTATAGTTGTACGTTCGGTGATATCCATATTTTGACTATACCCAATGAAAGTCTTATCGAGTTCACCGTGTTCGTCACAGGCTTCAACCGTCGCTTTCACGGAGTATGCACCGTACTCCCATGGCTGAACGGTATCAGTGGGTGGAGGTGGTTCTGCTAAGAAAGATGCCCTGTTTCTCTTGAATCGTTTATTTAAAGCACTGGCCGGTGCTATTAAAAGAGCTGCTAATGAGTGCATTGTAATGAATGTGATTGAAATTTTTAAGTGTACTTAAGTCGAAAAACATTTTAACTAAAAATAAGATGAACATTTTCTTTCTTTCGTTGATTCCGGAAGAGATCGCAGAACTTTCATGTGATCAACATGTGATCAAAATTCAGTTAGAAATTGCACAGATGTTATACACTGCATGGTATTACGCAGGTCAGGAACAATACGTTCGAAAGTATGCACCGTATACAAAAAGCGGTTCACAGCGGGGGTACAAACCCGCTCACAAGAAGCACCCGATGACGATGTGGATTTCTTCGAGTCTTCGTAATTACATGTTCGCATGTGAAATCGGATTAGCCCTCTCAAAAGAATACACGAAACGCTATGGTAAAATTCATACATGCGAAGGGCATTTACTATGGCTCAAGAATAATGTACCACCCCATTTTGACGAACATAAAAGTGATACAGCGTATTACTCGACCCAGGGAATCCCCGAATGTATGCCGGTGGCGTACCAGTGTCCAAACATCGTTGAAGCGTATCGTAAATATTACATCAACGATAAGGCTTCGTTTGCGCGGTACAAAACGAGTAAACCTACTTTTATGCAGGTGTAGAATGAAATAATTTGTAATCTAATATAAATGAGTAACTTACAGAAGAAGATACCTTTTATGGCGGGGGTGTTTGGACATCTTATTTTTCAAATATTTGTCGCATACAGGGCCGCCGAAGCGACCTCCGGGAACGCCTACATGAAAGATATCGCTCGTTCCAATGCGTTATTGTTAGGAATAGTGGGTCTCGCGTTGGTACTATTGTTGAGTCTCGTGCGTTTACCCATTCCTATTAAGGTTGCCATATTTTCCCTTCTGGCATACATCTCTGGTATGGCGCTTCACAATGTACCTAATTTACAAGAAGCTTTACTCGAGGTCGTGGGTATATTTATCGGTATGTTAGTCGCCGGGATCTTCACGGTTCAGATGGGATACAAACTCGATATTCTCGGTCAGATATTATTCTTCTCACTCTTAACCATTTTGATCGCTCGCGTTATCAACACCTACGTGAGACGTACACGAGTGGGGGAAAAGAATTCACTCGTTCCCAGTAGAATTCTTACGATACTGTTTGCGCTATTTGTGGTGTATGATACGAATAAGATATTGCAGAGGAATTATTCCGGCAATTTCGTAAACGCATCGTTAGATTACTTTTTAGATATATTTAATCTCATTCGTTCGGTTGGTGAGAATGAATAATCAAGCCTGCCGGGAATCGAACCCGGAATACTGGATTAGAAGTCCAGGGTGATATCCGTTTCACTACAGGCCCTGCCCTCGACGAGACTCGAACTCGCGACCTTCGGCTTACAAAGCCGACGCTCTACCAACTAAGCTACAAGGGCGAATGGTGATTTTTGTACTACTGTGTTATATTTAGTTTGTGATACTTGCAATAATCGCTGGATATAACGCGTTATCCTTTACCTGTTCAACGAGTCGCTTACGATTTTCGATATGTAACTTTTCAACATCTGCCTTATTTTGCCCGACATACGGCACCGCGTACCCATTATCGCATAGCCATTTATTGACGTTGGTCCATACACCGTCCTCAGAAACCCAAACTTCGGCGAGTACACGTCCAAACTTACCCCTAGAATCTGCCTCTGGGCATCTGAGCTCGATTTCGACGTCATCTTTCTCAGATGCGACCGCCTTTAGACACCAGTCCTTTAGCTTCTTCTTGGAGATAAGACCAAAGACCTTTTCCACCTTATCAGAAGTACGAGACTCGGGTGTATCGATCCCTAGAAGACGGACACGCTGCTTCGTGCATACATCGAATCCAAGATCAATACAAACATCAATGGTATCTCCATCAACAACTTTTTCCAGGGAAGAAACCTTGTACCGAAAGTTGCATTCCGGAGAATCGTACGCCATTATATTCGATACATGTCTCTAGTCTTTAAACCCGAGTTAAAAATAGTGCTCGAGTATAGTATGTATATTCGAGCATATTCCTCAAACGATTCTTATAAATATAGACTAGACAAAACCAGGAAGAATGTACTAAATGAAATATACCGACATCAATCGGCTCGCATCCCGTCGAACAAACCGGTATCTGATAATTTGCGTCTTCGTCTACGATTCAGAGAAGCTGTAGAAGAAGCACAAGAAATATGCTCACACGATAAAAATTCAAAAGAATGTCATTTCGCATGGTATGAAGTTGACGAATTAGAAGATTCTATCGACCGCTCGAATTGTCGACACGACTCACCGTAATCGTAGCGGGTTCTTCGTCGTACATGTAATACTTTATAGAAATACCAAATACACGTTTCATATGTGTATTCAATTCTCCGTTAATAGCCCCTTTCCAGTCTCTTAACGTAGTATTAAAATATTCCTGTCCATCTTCCCCAAACACCCTAGAAGTGAAAAATGGCTGAGAACGAACCCATTCCATATGTCTATTCACGGTGGCGGGAATGGGTCTCTGCCCTCTATCCACGGACTCCAAAATATCGATAACGTAATATCCGTGTCTATCTGCGATGATGTTCGCTTGCATTCCCGGATACCCCTTAATATACGCTTCAAAATCTGCTCCACTTGGAAGTGTGACGTACACGTTTCGAGTACTCGATGGTAAAGGCGTATTACCCGTAGCAGTCGATATACCTGGGTGGGTGTGGTACGAAATGTAAGAATTTCTAAAAATTCCCACGATATGACCGTTCACTTGCATTCTTTGTTGCGAGGTGAAACGTGTCGGGACGTTAAATTTAATCGTATTACCATCGGACACGAAATCTATTTTACCACCATATTCCCACCTTTTAAGGGTGGACATGTTGTTTATCAAACGTAACTCTTTTATTACACGTTTGGGGAGCTGTATAGATGCTTTCACGTTGGAAACCTTGACAACCTTCGCTACCATTTCTAGATCTTTTCGTTTGGCACTGCTGCTGGTGGGTATATAGTTCGCTGGAAGACGCTTTCTCTTACCTAACATACCCGAACCAACCGTATTTATGTTCATGACATTTCTCCTAAACAGGTAATTTTCGACGTTTCTGTTTCCTTGATTTATGTTCATGGATGTACCCGATCTAGGCGTGGGCATCTTACTGTAAAGATATAAAATTATCTCGTCTTGGTAATTTTAAGTGCGGATTTATTCTTAACCGCCTTGGGATCCAATCTGTTTACGCTGCTTCGTTTAGGATTGAACATCTTCTTATGCGCGTGCCAGTATTCAGGAGCTCCAACCTTAAAGTTCTTATGCATCTTCGCTTTGTACCAAAAAACACAATCCTCGATGCGATTACTCTTACTGGTGTTATCTAAAACAATACATTCGTAATTCTCGGTACAAGCATCCATGACCTTGTTAAACATATCGAACGTCGGAAAAATACCAAAAAAGGATTTGTAAAGCTTCTCTCGATTCTGAATGATGTTCTCGCGGAGAATAAACACGTAATCCACGTTAGCGCGAAGAGCTGGTGGTAAGTCCATACAATACTGCATCGTCAACATGAAGAAAATTTTCCAGTGACGCCCGTTCATAAAGCATTGACGAATGCATGTGTCGCGCATGAATTTATTGTCGTACATACAATCATCCAATAAGAGGAATGCACCACAATTTTGTTTTCCAGCACCCACGAGCTTTCTTTGTCGGTCCATGACTCGCTCTATAGCCTCTCTGTCGTAGTCTCCGTATATAAACAGGTCAGGTATATACTGTTGATAATAATGATTACCTTCTTCAGTAGCCGATAAAACAATACCCGCTGGTAAGTGCTTTTTGTGCCATAAGATATCAGTCACGAGTGTCGATTTACCTGTATTACGTTTTCCTATGAATACACACACCTTGTCGTCAGCCATTTTAGCCGGGTTGAATTTTCTCAAACGTAAATCCATCTATAATATCGCATTGTTTTATTTGATAAAATTTTACTCACATGTATTAAGAATGGCCGGGCGTTTACGCCTCGCTGTCACCGGTGTCCAGGATCAATGGCTCACCGGTGATCCAAAAATTTCATATTTTTCGTCCATATACAAAAGACACACTCGATTTTCTACAGAAGCGGTCGGTATTCCTATCACTGGAAACGTATCACTAGGTGGAAATGCTATAGCCCGTATTCCAAATAACGTCGGCGATTTACTTCGAAGTGTGATGCTTAAACTTACCCTGGGAGAGTTACCATCCGGAAATCTATATAATGCTTCGATTGCTACGAGCGTCATACAGTATGTCGACCTGGTAATCGGTGGACAAACAATTCAGCGACTTACAGGTGACTATATAGACATGTATAACCAACTACATAGCAATAAAGATGATGCAGGTACAACCCTTTACTATATGAATGGTCACAATAACCAAATTCAAATCGTCTCCGCACCGAGGACCTTCTATCTGAACTTACCCTTCTACTTTTTTAGGAATCCTAGCTTAGCTATACCTATATGCGCTATTACACGTCAGTTAATCGAAATACACATAAAGTTTAAAGATGTGGATGATGACGTGACGTTTAGCTACGGAGAAGTAAATGGAAATATGGTACGCACTAAAACGGAATTAGGATCTATCGTTGAAGCGTCTATCATTACAGATTTCTACTTCATCACTCGGGATGAGATAAACTTTTTACTCACACGCCCCATGCAGTATATCATAACACAGTTACAGTTATCGACTATGCAATTTAAACCTAATGAAACGAAGAAATCAGCGCTGTTAAAATTTACAAACCCCGTGAAAGAATTATTCTTTTTGGCGAAAGAAGAAACGGGTACAAACGTAGGAAACGAGGATCGCTTACTCGACATAACATCATCCGATCAGGCATTTTCTAGTCATGTGACGAATAAAAGATCCGATTACCGTTTCGTGAAGAATATTCGGTTCGAGTGTAACGGTAAACGTATGTTTGATCATACAGGTAAATATCTAGCCTATGAACAGTCTTTAATACATCATACAGGATGCCCCGATCCCGCGTATGAATTTTATACATATTCATTCGCTTTGAAACCGGAATTATATTATCCTACCGGTCAATTAAACATGAGTCGTATCATTCATAAGAAATTAGACGTGGAACTCGATGAAACATCTACTTCACGGAATATAAACTTTTCGATATACGCTTTGAATTACAACCTTCTACACGTTGAGGGGGGATTAGCGGGTTTAAAATTTTAACGGGTTATATTAGAAATGGCAGGACGGGTGCAACTTGCCACTACGGGTACCCAGGATGCTTACTTCACAGAGAATCCTGAATACACGCATTTCATTAAACAGTTCAAAAAGCATACGAACTTTTCAGCCTACGACGTGTCCCATGACTTACATGGTCAATTGGAATATGGTGGTATTCTCAAGTGTACGATACCAGCGAACGCCGGTGATTTGATAAAAACTGTACGGGTACATTTTACACTTCCACCGTTGGAAAACGGTGGAATCGACTTTAGATACGTCGAATCTATTGGTCACGCGATATTCCAACATGTAGATCTCGTAATAGGTGGACAACTCGTACAGAGAATCCCTAGAGATTGGTTACAAATCTATAGCGAGCATTACATTACACAGACGAAACAGAATAACCTGGCTAAGCTGATAGGTAAATGCCCCGACGAATCATCTGGACTTCCTGTACGACATGCATCCATAGATCAACACTTACCACTCGCGACTACATCGACGAGTTATATAGTAGATATACCGTTCTATTTTCATAATAATCCAGAACTCGCAATTCCACTTTGCGCATTAACAAATCAGGAATGTGAAATAGAAATTCAACTCAGTGATATTGGTAAATGTATTCATAATTTACCTAATTTACAAAGCGTATCTTCACCAGACAATACCAATTTTGTTGTAACTGTGCAATCGACGGCAGACGGTGATAAATTTTTCATAAACGATGAGCGACAGCCAACCCTCGAATTGCAGTATGGTCATACATATACATTTGAATACGGATTGGTGCAAAACTCCAATCACCCGTTTAAGCTTTCATCTGGTGCGGATGGTATTCATGCTATCCCACCGTATGCAGCATATTCGGATAATCAATCAACAGTAACTAATTTCGGGAACGGGTCGGTTATATTAACGTTTACAGTAAACAGTGATACACCGAGTACCTTATATTACTATTGTAACTCCCATCCGGGAATGGGGGGTCAGATAAATATGAACATAGCTGGTATTGGCGATACGTCTCGATTTGGTATCGAATCTATGCGTTTACATACCGAGATGGTTCAACTTAACGACCCAGAACGACAGGCGATTAAGAAAAGTAATCGCGACTACATCATCACACAGCTTCAACGGGATACGTTTGAAATTCCGGTCTCTAGTTCCGAAGGTATGGATGACTACACGTTTAAAATGGATTTCACAAATCCTGTAAAGGAGTTATATTTTGTCATTGCGAATATTCCCCTACAAGTTAACAGTTTTATAAGCACCTTTGATTATGATTTTGTCTCTCAAATATATCCACCAGGATCCAGTGGTAAATATGTAAACTTCGAACACCTCATCAGTTTAGGGATGGTTTTGGATAACGAAACAATTCTCGATGAAGTGACCGGAAATGTCGTACATCTCAGGGCCGTACAGAGTGGTATCCATCACTCGAGAACTCAATTATTCAGACGGTTTTACTCGTATAGCTTTGCATTAGAACCCGAGAAGTGGTATCCAACAGGTCAGCGCAATTTCAGTGCTATTAAGGAACAAATCATAAACCTGAAACTGAATAGTGAAACGACTTTTAAAAGAGAGCTTAGAGTTTACGCGCTCGCTAATAATATACTCCGAATCAATGGAGGCAGCGGAAAAGTTATCTTCCCAAATGGTGGAATCAGCAATTAACATAATGCAACCGGTCATGGAACACGCCGTCGTTTTATCAGGACAGTACGCTAAAGCGTGTGGTCGAGATATAATTTTAGCGAAGGATATGGAATACTGTTTAAAATACTGCGCGATGAATACAGTAGGTCAGCAGATTGGATCGTATTTCCCCGAGATTTACGAAGAGGAGGAATCTGAGGATGAAGAGGAAATAGAGACAGTTGATGAGGCGGAAGAACCTCCATTCGCCCCGTATTCGGGAACAGATGAACTTTATATGAAAATCAATGAGGCATATGACGCATGGGATGGTTGGAATCCGACCAATCCGTCAGAAGAAATGATAAAAAATGCGATTGATAGTAATGGACACATCACCTCTCCAGGGATGGACGACTTCTAATTACAAAAGTTTTAAGGCGGTCGACGAGTCTTCGGAATCTGGGTCAGATTCAGATTCCGATTCGGAATCTGATACACCCAGGAAGGGCGATATCAGAGGATACAATAAGAATACATACAAAAAATTATTGATCGTCGAAGATTTGCTACCAGAATAAAATCTGTGCATACAATAAATGTCTTCCGATATCGCTCTCGATACCGTCCTCGCGATCTCCCGTGAGCTTGAGGCTCAGTCCCTCAACTCCGTTGTCGCTGGCTTCTCCTTCGCCGCGGCTCTTTCTTGGATGGACGTCGTTCGTTGGTCCATTCACCAGGTCGTCAAGGTTCAGAAGAACGGTGGTATGAACTATGCGCTCACCGCTCTCTTCACCACTCTTCTTTCCGTGATCGTCTACATGATCATCTCTCGCGTGTCTACTCGCGTCAGGAAGCCCGTTGCTCCCGTCTACGCGGTTACTCGCTAAACTTTCGAGGTTTAGTGAATACAATGAAGAAACAGCCGGTAAGTATGATTAAAAATATATAAACAAACCCATTCCATTTATTCAGGTCATCAACCCTGTCTTGAATATTTGGCGGAAGACGGTATCCTTCGGTACGTTCTTCATTTTGTAATTCTGTACCCTTCTTTACCATAGGAACTCTCGATAATTTATCAACTGCACCGTCGATTGATAATTTTAATACATGATTCGCGTTTCTAAAATCATATGGAATCAATCGATTATTACTACTGTAAAAGAACTGAATACGCAGTTTCGATATATTTTGTGAACCCGATTGGAAATTGTGCTCCACGGTATCGTCTACGCCAGAATAATTAATGACGTCTCCACACATCAGGATTCGACCAGTGTAGAAAGGTGTGTCGGAATATACCGTCTTATTCAATTCTTCTGCACCGCTACTTATTTTCAGTATGAGCGCATCTGGACCCTGGAGATTTATACTTCCGGTCGTGAGAGTGTTATTCACCGACGTTACATTACTTGCAGGAAGTCCCAGAATATCATGCGGCGTCGTTAATCCTTCTGAACCGGTATCAAACCCGTTATCTCCACCGTAAAACTCAAATGTAAATGCACCCGCACCCCCAAATGTTAAATCGTTTTTACTCTTATCGTACGTTACACTTGAAATAGGTACCGAGCCAGCCTGAAATTTAGATAATAGTTCACTCGCCAATTCGTTTCCACTGTAATTTTCGTTAGGTAACGTTATGGTGGTACCATTAACCGAAAACGTGTTATTTCTGTCGTTTATAAGCAATTGACTCGCATGGATACGAGCCGATACCAGTGATATTTTAGAGACGTTGTATATGGGATTTTTCAATTCGACGACATAATCCCCTGGATTGGGGTACGCTACAGGATCGCGTTCTCCACTATCTATGTCTAACGTGTGTACGCTCATTAAAATAAGGGGATATATTTTAATCAGTGTGTTTATGCAAAAGATGAAATTGTTTACATGATCTGTTGAGTGAGGGGGTTGTTCTGAAGCTGTTGCTTGGCCACGTTGAGACTGTAATCTGTGGCGTATGGGTTGGCGTTGCCCTTGTAGTGATTGAAGTTGTAATGCTTATTGTTATCGTACTGCTGCGTCCATCCGCCGTTAAGAGGACCCGTGCGACCATCAATACGAGTAGTATCGAAACGCATAGCCGTAGGCATACCACCTTGGTTAAGGGGTCCCGCGCGAACATTCATGCGACCAGCATTACCATGTCTATTTGCCTTACCACGACGGTCGTCGGGGCGGAAGCCGTATGCAAACAACTCCTCTGAAGTGTACGGACGCTGAGGCGACATAGCTTGAGATTCTCTGAGTTGAGAAGCGGGAGCCACGACGTGACCATGAGAGAAAGTGCTTATACCGGGAGCAAGCTGGTTGTTATACCTGTATTGTTCGACGTTACCATCCTTCTTGTTACGAGTGGGATCCGATACATGTTGGAGTGCAGACACGGTACGCTTAGCACCATTAAATCCGAGACCGTCGTTACGGGAACCAGTCATAGAACGGTTGGTAACACGTTTACCGTTAACATGCTCACCCCTGGGAACATGGCCACCGAAACCCTGAGACTTGGCGCCGGCGACTGGGCGACGCTCGGGGAGATACGCAGTCTTTTCGGGACGGTTATTCGCAATCTCACCCATCTTACCACGTCGACCGCCGAAAATATCATGCGCCGGGCCACTTCTACCAGGTAAAGTAGTCATTCTGTACGCACCCACATTTTCAGGATTCACACGCACTATCTGGTGGAAACCACCCGCTGCTGGAACATCGGGACCAACTGCGATACCCGGGCCCACCTGTTGCCTCTCAATAGGAGAAAGGTTATTCATGCGACCGCCGTCAAACATACGATCACGCATTTCTAAAACTTCGCCGCCACTCGATCGCCCCTGTGGTGCAATATCCGAAAAATTATTTACCTCAACCTTGGAATCAGGTAAATTAGATAAACCAACGGGTTTGGGAGACATGACATTAGGTACCTCTTCCTGCATTACGGGAATAGATGCCTGTTGAACGGTCAAGTTGTACTCCTCGGTCTTCTTTTTTTCACTTAAAACTTTTCCTGCGTACGCCAATCCGGCGATAGCTACTAACGAAAGTGGATCCGCCATTCTTAATTTTAGAAGAGATTTTTATTGACCAGGATATCGCTTCATGAACTGCATATTCTGAGTTTCGGCTGTGGTACTGGCGGGGACATATTGTACCGTGTTGAGAGGAAGCTTACATTTCATGTCTTGGAGAGGGAATAAATTTTGTTCGTACGTTTGAGCAACGACCTTGTTAAATCTAGATGTGGATTGAGGGCGGAGCATGTCACTCGTCTCGATAAACTGAGCGGGGGCACCCTTACCCGCCATGTAAGGAGAGGTACCGTATAACATGGTATTAGGTCTACTGGAACCATAGTTAAGGGTACTGGGCTGGGGGTAAGTGAATACCTCCTCCGTTGCACACACGGGAGGGCGAGCGGGATTTTCGACAATTTTCAATCCTGGTTGAAGCTGATATGCCATTTATTATTACATGAGAATATTATCTATCTAAGCTGGACCATTACCTCCACCGAACATACCACTACGCATATCACCACTCGAATCTAAACCACCGAAGGCTTCTAATTGTACCCCTCGGGCATTGACATTACACAAACTCGGGTCCGACTTGCAAATCGGGGCACCTTTCTCACCGTATAACCATTCCGCGAAAGCGGTCTGATCACCCGGAATATTCGTCACGGGACCGGAAACGAACTGCCTAGAAAATGCATTTCGTTGAGAATCCGGCATGGGAGAACGGGACTTTTGCGGACCATAAGGAATACGGCCTGATAACATATGATTCACTTCATCGCGAACTGTCTCATATCCACAAGCCGAAGGACGATCCGGACGACCATCATAATCGCTCATCAAAACATTCGCCATAGGATTATCAACCGTGGGAAGCTGACACTCCGGAACGTACGTCTCCTTCTTCGCATTATTTCCCTTTATCATTTTAGACTTTTCCATTACGTATAAAACCGATAGGACCGTAGCCCCTAATATAAAAATGCGTATATCTCGTCTGATGAGATACAACATACACGTCGCATAAATGACAAATCGTGCTGTGGCATTTACCCTTTCGACTTTCGTCTGTTGATTGGTGGGCCAGAATTCGGTGATTTTATCAGACCTGACAACCTGCTTTGGATCCACAAACAGTGAGACCATTTATATTATGCTTAGTTTATTTTTTCAACATGCCACTGAGTAGCCCCTGCATAGACTGCATAAGCTTATTCTCGTCGATTTCCAGTTCGCCATCTTCGTTTGATAGCTTATCTGCACACTGCTTGGCGACCGTCTCGATCATACTAAGTGTGTCCGCTGGGATTGATGTGATAGTAGTACCAAGCATGTATAGCGTTTGGAGATACTGCCAGATAGCATCCTTGGTACCCGTAGACGCCTTAGGCCAGCAGTTTTTAAGATTGATATCCTTGAGAAATTCAATATTTTCTGCGTGTTCAAGAAAGAAAGATTCATCCTTAGAGTTGATCTTATCCACATGAGGGGCGACATTTTCCATGAAACCATCGACAATCATCTTGCCGTTGGCGGATCTCATAAGTTCAAAAGCAGCGATGTACTTTTTGAGTCCCTTCTCTTCTGGGAAGGTTTTGTGTAGTTCCATGAGAAATTGGCCCATCATGTCGTTAAACGCTGTAACGGAAGTCATATATAACATATGTTGCGATTAATCTTTAAGTTACTCAAAAGGGGTCGGTAGAAATGGTTTCACGTTTACCTAAGCCGTTAGATATGATAAAATAGACTAGTATAGCTATTAATGCGGCTGGTTTGGCATAAGCGCTCGTAGAGAGAGTGCCCTCATCATTGAGTCGAGCTTTGCCGTGAATGTATAAAGCGGTAAGACCGGCTGCAATTATGGCCGCGGAACCTGGGTCGCGGAAGTATTCGTCCATATTTAATAGCGGAGTTTTTTACTCCTGGTGTCTGCTGCATCTGCGAATAGGTCGCCACTCGGACCCTGGCGCTGCTGGGGTCGAGTATTCACGGTTCTAAATTCATTTTGAAACGGATCGGCTGCTGGCTGCTGGGGTGCTTCATACTCTTCCATGGGCTGTTCCATCTGCTCCTGATACTCTTCGGATGGTTCCCCCATTTCATCTTCAATATCACCCATGGGATGTTCCATACTTTCTCCTTCCATACCACCCTCCATACCTTCTCCTTCCATACCTTCTCCTTCCATACCACCCTCCATTCCTTCTTCCGGCTGCCCCTCGAAACCTCCACCCATTTCACCGGGGTTTTCTTCGTCGTACTCTTCGATATTATCTTCAACCATGTTAGCGTCTTGGGGATCAAGCATGTCTTCTCCATTAGAAGCCATGTATGTTTGTAAAATCTGTTGAACTGGGATTAACTCCTTTACAGTCATCTCCACACATGTAGTGAATCGTTCATACAGTTTATCGTTGCGAGCATGTTCCGATTGGCTATCGGTGAAAACATACGGATCTCGGTAAACATCCTTCGCAGCGTTCTTATAACACGTGTGAATGAAGACTTCATTCGTGGGAAGTTTGACGGACATTTTCTTAGAATCTGAACTCAGTCGAACAGCCGACAGAATCTTTACAGAACTGACGAATACAGCGGCGACAAGATCTCTAAACCACGCACATCGCGCGGCGATATTTTCTGTATGCTGTCTAGCCATTGTTTCGTTCCACTCGGGGACGTCTTTCAATAAATTCTGGAACATCAACAGGACTTTACGACCTTTAGATAACTTTTGGGCTTCTGAATACATATCTTCAAAAACTTCGATCATAACTGGACACATAAGAATGCATAGCTGTTCCATGTATTCGCGCTTAGCTTCGACTAAAATGTTCAAATTATCCATTTATGATAGACTGGTCTTTTTTTTATCAGCGTTACTGCGCATCTCTCCTGTACCTATTTGCCACCTTTTTAAGATTGACCAACGTGGGGAAATCTTCTATATGATCTATCGACCCCGGTTGTGGTTCCCTGTCCCTTTTAATTTTCCATGTGATAGTGAATTCAAAATTACCTGTTATATGTACGATGAATCCACTCAACTCCAACTGTCTTTTGAGATAAGACGTTGCTTTTAAACGATCGTATGTCGGATACCCTACTATAAATGCGGGCACCTCAAACGCAACTCTCCTTTTCTGAGATTCAACCGCTCTTCGCACTTTACGTGAAATTTGTTTATATAACTCCACATATGTCTCTTTTTTCATACGATTCCTGTTATTAGTTATTCGCGAGATCTCCTCTACGCTTATCATTAATATTAGCTGGACTTATTTTTTTAACAATTCTTCCTCACTTTTACTAATTTCAGTAAACGGTATGTATTCGTGTCCTTGAATTGTACTTTCGAACGGAGTTCTATCCGCGGGTGGTTTAACATTCATCGGCTGAGATCGAGCGCTTATAACTCTAGCGTTAGGCTTACCCGCTTTACCTATAGAACTTGCATCCGTGACCAGGATATCAACGGCCACCATAAAACCATATGGGAATCCACCTCGCTTCAAAACCATAAACATGCATCTATACATAGCATGATTCTTTTGTTTGTGTGTGAATTGTTTCAGACCACTTGTCTCTATGATGTAATTGTTAATTCCTGTCTTTTCTTTGATATACTTACTCGTTGTGAGCACGAGTGATTCCATTACGTCGTGATTTACGATCGCTTTTGTTTGTACATACTCTACCATATTCGGTAATGGGTCGTTGAGTACAATCGCACCACTCTCTTTCGAAGCGATCGAGTATTTCTCTTCCCTGGACATCACTAACAAAATGACCAGTATGAATAACAAGATGTTTATCATTTAATATAGACCTTCAAAAAAATCGTGTGTAATTTACCAATTTTTTTTGAGATGATAATTTAGATGTCACTTTTAGTCTTCAGCCCAAAGTGTAAACATAGCATGGACGTGTTAACTTTCATAAACAGTCACAATCAACTGAAACAGATTGTACAATATCACAATGTATCTGAACTGGGTATTCCTCCACAGTACAGATCAAAAATTACCAGGGTTCCTACGATGTTGACTAAACATGGAAAGATCCTTGTCGGTAAAGAAATTCAGAATTGGTTGGAATCGCTTCTACCAGTACAAGATCTTGAAACATGTGGATTTGGGGGTAGTCTAAATACGACAACCCTCGACGGTGAAGGAACGAGTGATATGTTCACGATAGAAGAATACGGAAGGTCTTTACAACCACCCATGACTGCAGAACTCGAGGCAAAAATTAGTCGTAAAGTTGAAGACGCTGCTTATACGGATATAAAGAATTAAGTTGTGGTCAAAATAGTATGAAACTTGTGACCGTTCAAGCCGCGGCCATAAAGTCTACATTTGAAGTTCTTAAAGATATTCTCAACGACGTGAATATATACTTTAAGCCGAGTGGTATGTACATCGTCACACTTGACACGGCGCGGACATCGCTTATCGATATGCATCTGCCATCTGAGAATTTTGAAGAATATGAATGCGAGGAAGAGATCGATTGCGGCGTTAATATGACAAACATGCATAAACTTCTCAAGACTATCACCGTAAACGATATTCTGATCATGTCCATTCGATCGAAAGAGCATATGAATATCGAGATCCATAGTGAACAAAAAAAGACATCCACTAAGTTTGAGTTGAAGCTTCTTGATATTAACGAAAATCAGATAGAAGTTCCGGAAATGCATATGATGGTTAATACACCTATACCCTCCATCGATTTTCAGAGAATTTGTAGAGATATGTCTAACATAGGAGACGAATTAGAAATCCACAGAGGTGGAAACATTTTACGGCTCGTATGTAAGGGAGATTTTGCAAATCAAGAGACGGAAATTCAATGTGTGGAAGAATGTCCTGCGATGTCTGGTACATATTCATTGAAATATATGAATATTTTCACAAAGGCGACTAGTATGTGTTCAACCGTGCAAATTATGCAGGAGGATCAAAACCGATTCTTGATTTTACGGTACAATGTCGCGAACCTAGGAGACTTGAAATTCTATCTCGCCACTAAGGTAAACGAAGATCAGACATGAATCCGGTCATCGTATCAACCGTTTTCATCATACCTAGACAGTTTTTCAATTTAATGCGAGGAAGATTGTTTTTTAGCGCGAATTCATCATAAAATAACATATCTTTTACGAAGATCTTCTCACCATAAAAATCCGAGTGTGGACCCGCATAGCGTCTAATTTTTTCGAGAACGTCTTTTGCTGGCTTGTCATCCGAACTCAGTAATTGTGCACCGACTAACGGAATGTGGAACGACATGGTATTAACCTTTTTAGGTGGCCATGTATAGTCGTGATTATACGTTATGTATTTGTATATACGATTGTTGCACCAGTATTTAATTCGAATGATTATTTTTGTTACGGCTTCGGGAGGTTTGGGAATAGGGTCACCGGGGAGAATACCAGCGCGTCCTAGATCTAGTGAACATATACCGTACGATTTTACGATAGGATAAATTCCATAACTTTCTTGTATCCAAAGGGGGTGGTGGTCGGAAGCTTCCATCGTCTCGATCGAAAAATCTTTGGAGTGATCGACAAAATATTCAATATACGTATCAACGATGGAATAATCACGTTTAGAGAAAAATAAATGCATCACCCTTTTCAAACTATAGATTACGTTAATTAAAAACTTGTGCAGTACTTTCATTAACGTAAATGGAAGGTAACTTTTTAAGTAGGTATAATAATCGTGTAGACGAATTAACCGATAAAATAGAAAGTGATCCATCGAACAAGTGGGAATACGAACGGGAATTATCAGATTATATTGCCCGATGCATACCATACGTACGACAGTATGTCGACGAGAAGGAAGGAGAAGTTACCACCGATAATATTTTTAATTGTAAAGAAACCGCCGGTAAACAAAAAAAAGATATTTACGTCGAATATTTAGTGAACGTCGAAAAAAAGAATATAGATCGCCCCATAGAACGCAAAGTCATCGACCGATGCCCACGGTGCCCAGATAGTAACGTGTACAAAACAAATGAGAGTGAAATGGTATGTGATTCATGTGGTGTAGTGTTGGATATATTGATAAGTGAAGAACTTACATATAAAGAGGAACAGGAAACGTCTGCAAAAGTTATCAATTATTCGTATAAACGCGATAATCACTTTAACGAATGGCTTTCACAATTTCAAGCACAAGAGATGACTACAATTCCACCAGAGGTTATTAATCAGTTAAGGAATGAATTTAAGAAGATCAAGATTAAATCCGTAACTGAGATCACACACGCAAAAGTTCGATCACTGCTCAAAAAACTCAAACTGAACAAGTTTTACGAACACGTACCGTTTATCACTAATATTTTGAGTGGTATTTCACCACCGAAGATGCCCCAACAACTTGAGGAACAGTTACGAATGATGTTTCGAGATATCCAGAAACCATTCGACGATAATTGTCCGACTGAACGAAAAAACTTTTTAAGTTATTCATACGTACTTTTTAAATTCTGTGAACTATTATCGGAAGACGAATACCTCCAATACTTTCCTCTCCTCAAATCCAAAGAGAAACTTCATCAACAAGATGTTATCTGGAAAGCGATTTGCAAAGATCTCCAATGGGAATTTATTCCGACAGTGTAACTTCTGCAATCTGTGGCTTCGACCCTTCACCCGGTGGAAAGTTAATTAGGTAAGCGGACGTCAAATTAAGTTGTGTTAAATACTTTTTAGCCTGTGCGATCATGATGTCATTAAGACTTTTCACTGTTTTAAGTTCGAGAACCGTAGTCCTACGCACAATAATATCAGCGCGAGCTGTACCCACGACATGATGCTTATAATAAATAGGAACGTGTCGTTCTGATTCGTATGGAATGTTTAGTTCGCGAAGACTTACCTCAAAAGCGTTATGATACACACGTTCGCTATGTCCAGCTCCCAGGGCCATATGAATATCAGTAACCATCTTATTTATATCCTCACGAAGTGACGATTGAGTACTCGCATTTCTAAGATGTTGATCAAGAAAGTCTTCATAATACTCTTCCGATTGTGTATCTGTGGTCGTCATTTAATACACCACTCATCATGTCTTTATACACTTAAAGATATGATACCAAATTATTATAGAATCCAGTTAGCTCAGTTGGTTAGAGCGCGGTGCTTATACAATGATGTATATAAAATGACTTCATCGTCATGAAAGCAACGCCGATGTCACGGGTTCGAGCCCCGTACTGGATATCCCTTTTTTTATACACCAGTACGTGCATAAAAAAAGCGATTCTTAAAAAGTCGAACATACATATACATGTCGACCGATATTTATACGATGAATTTGTCCGAAAGTTCCGATGGTATGGTTCCTATAGACATGGAAAATAGGTCTAACGCGTTTGTACCAGAAAATAGGTCTAGTGCGTACGCGCCCGAAATCAACGAAGAAAAAAATATACATGATTATAAAGACAACATGGACTCTACTCCCATCACAGATGTTTTAGGTGGTCCCCAAGACGGTGCTTATCTCGAACCCCCTCTCATGGCGGTCGACCCCCGCGCAGTTCAAGTAGCACAGGCTAACGCTATGATGCCCCAGGTTCAGGCTGCTGCCCAAAAGACTGAGAATCCCACAAAGAAAAACCCCTTCGATCTCACCGATGAGCAGTTACATACACTTATTGTTGTTTTCGCCACGGGTGTCGCCGTGAGTAAACCAATTCAAGAAAAGCTCGCGAATACGGTTCCCAGGTTTTTAAATGTTCAGGGTAATCGTAGTCTCGTAGGCTTAGCCTCTACCGGAGCAGTTGCCGGTATCGTGTTCTACATCGCTCGCAAATACTTTTAAAGTGTCTCGTACGGAAGACTAAAATCAATTAATCCTAATCGCGAGATAATTCCGATCATAAGAATCCATGATAAGCATATCGTTAGAAGTGCAGGCCATGCTTTCTTAGCGTCCTTTTTCCCGTAATTCTTGAATATATCCTTGAGATCACCTATCAACTGAGACAGTCCGTATACGATTCCACCTGCAAGGAGAAGGGCTAAAAACACATAACCAGTTTTTCCGCTGACGATGATAGTTTTATTAGCCAACACGTATACTAAAAAGGGGAGAATCGTGGTGACGAGAGCGATATTAGCTTCGTACGGCATCCATTCTGCGCGGGTAAGAAACATACCAACCATAACTAACATCCACAGAAGTAGTGATCCACCTATCGTTTGACTCCACCTGGTAGGATCTAGACCTGGAAAGAAATCGGGCTGTCGTAAGCCTGTGTTAGACATTTATATTAACCTAGATTATTTATCAACAATCTGTTTACCACAAAATGGGGTCAAAGTTCCTATATTGTCGTACACCCCTATAGCTATGGCTTCATTCCGAAGTTCTTCGTAGTTACTCCAAAAATCGTCACTATGAGAATACTCATCCACCGTACAATGCGCGAGTTCGTGTAACAACACATGCAGAACATGATTTACTTTACCATCGATACATAAGCCTATCTCCTGACCCTTGTTTGTGTTATATCCTACACCTCTCACGAAAGACCCTTTATAGGCGACGATGGGAATTTCATCGTGTAACATACGAAACTTCTGGTCATCGTTTTTTTTCAGGTGTTCCCTGAGGGTACGATATCGCTCTTTTACCTCCTCTAGTACAGGCTCTCTTCGAATCGTGTACCATAAAACTATATTAACGATGACGAGTATCGGTAGTATCATCTCTACTATACGTAAATATAAATTTACTGTATAATTCGGATATAGGGTTTCCCTTTAACCCTTCCCAATGTGTCATCATTAGACCCATATTTTCAAGGTGTGTTATGAGCATATCTTTATGCGCCACTGGTTCGGATTTAGGTCCATCCGCGTAATAAGGTGTATCACATAAATGTACAAACAGTTTCTCACCAAAATCACCGTTACTCGTCCCTTTCATACGAAAAAAATTACCCATCTCATCTCTGAACGGTGTTTTAAAAATAATTTTTTCCGAATCCGGGATGATTCCGATCAATCGACCCCCGGGTTTCACCCGTCTTTTGACTTCTCGAAGAGTTGACATGAATAAATCGCGACTTTCAAATATGTAGTGTAAAGCAAAATTATAACACACTACATCATATTTGCGATTTGGACACGCTCGAATGTCTCCATGGTAAAAATTAACTCTCATCTTCATATTCTTAGCCCGCCTTTTAGCTTCTTCCAATGCCTCTGCACTTGGTTCACACATGTTGATATTGACTTTCATCTTAAACCATTTTTGAAGATCCCCACCGAATCCACATCCGACATCGAGTACACTTATTCCGGGTTCACAGACACTCTCGATGAGCATCCGTTTTTCGTTATTATGTAATCGACGCAACTCCTCCATACTTTATAAACTGATAAAAACTTTAATTGACTATCCGACTTAAGTTTACTGGCTTAAAGTTTTCATGCATTAAATATTCATAATGTCTCTTGAACAGGATTATACGACCGTCCCGGGTCAGCTTTTTGCGTGCCTCAGTATTGTTGGACCCGAGTGTCCCCAGAAGAATGATAAGTTTGGAATCAAGATTCGAGGCGCTTTCAGTACTCGCGACGAGGCAGCTTCACACGCGAAGCGTCTTCAAAGGGAGGATTCAACCTTTGATATTTACGTAGTTGACATGTATAAGTGGCTCTTAATTCCACCCGACCCTGCGGCGATTGAAGATTCACATTATACCAATGAAAAGCTCGAAGAACTTATGACTGGCTACAAGGAGAACCAGGCTTTGGCTGCTCAGATGTTCAACGAGCGTAAGCGTGATATGGTCGAGTCAGCTGTATACGATAAGCCCGGTGATGAGAATTCTAGGTTTTACACCAAGCCAGATGAAGCCCCTATCAGCCACCCCGCAGATATTATCGAACGTCTCAAGAGTGAGACACCGGATGCTCCGATGGAAGAGCTCGTGAAGAAAGCTGATGAGATTGTAGCGGGCGAGATAGAGGAACGTAAGAAGAAGCGCGAGGCTGAACTTTCTATTCCCGAAGAGCCGCAACTCGGTGAGATTACCGAGGCGAAGGATGACGGTGAAGAGGTTACTTCACGCGATGGCGCCGAAACTTCTAAGGCGTAAAAAAAATAAAAAATTAAAAATATATTGTGATCATATTATTAAAAAAAATATACCTTCTTAATAATACGATGGCAGCAGACTATAAACAGCGCGTCGAAAAAGCTCTCGCAGACCAGGCTGAAAATGATAAGAATGCAGAACCACGTGAGGTCGGATACGTTGGTTTTGGTCACCCCAAAAATTTTAGGATAACGCGTATAAGTGCATTAGATGATGAAATGTCGATGGCTTCTCAAGTAGTTACTGATGGTGTAATTAGACCAGCAATTACTAGAAGATCGGAAAAACTTTTAGAAGACGAAAGCATACCAGTAAAGGACTTCTTACCCGCCTCACCCGGGGCGGAGGATAACTGGTTGCATAGTCTTACCCATGAAGAAACCTAAAATAAAGGCTACAAATATAACTATGTATGCAGCCTTATCCAGAGAATTTAGAAAATCTGGAACTCTCGGGCCATCTGACATGTGTTGAGGTGGATACATAAAAGGCGGTGGAGGGGGTTGCATGTAGAACTGTTGGTCTGTCTGCTCCTGGATGGGTTCGTCCGCCTGTTTATCGTCGATAAGCTGCGGGCTGTACTCTATGGGATTTCCTAATTCCGTTTCCATATGATAATTAATATGTCTATTTTTTTAAGCCTGATATTCCTCAACAGATTCTTCATCATCATCGATGAATCCTTTTAGATTACCATTCTCATCGGCTTCACTGTCTGAACCGTCGTCCTCGGTATCAGTCTCCGTTTCACAAAGATCTTCTTCATCGCCTGAATTATAATCCGTGTCGTATTCATCGTCGGAATAATCGTCGTCACACACGTTTTCCGTGGGCTCTAACCGTTTAGGCTGCTTGGAAACCCGCCCGGATCGCGTTGAAATAGGCTTAGCTGGCGTCATGTATAATTAACGTGCAAGTTTCTTTTAAATGACTTTATTACGCTAATGCAGATAGTATATTATCCGTTATGATGTATTCTCTATTCCTGCACGAACAGGTCTGTGCGATCCTATTCTTTGTGATTTTGAACTGCGTATCCGTAGAATTACACTTCGTACACTTTAAATCCGTGTAGACTATACGCTGAAATTTTGATTTTTTCGTTACACTCTTTACAGTCAGGGGTGTATTCGTCATATTTTTATTGATGAAGGTTTGTAACATGTTGACGCCTTTTACTGTATCCTCTTTCTTTACTTCGGGACAAACCTGACACATTAACTGCGGTGTATCGTATAATGATGCTTTGTATCCATCTTTATACAATTCTCTAAAAACTGTGTCTGGTAAACGGTGTTTCCGTCCGTAAAAATCTTTACAAAACCCGAACCGTCTACCTCGCATAGTTTCACACGTACAAAAACATCTTTGTGCGATCGTATGACCCTCGATTCTAAACCATACATGATTCGATGCATGTGATCTCTGCATATTTTCACAGTATTTAGAGTTGGTAGATACGAGGTAATTATTCTTATCTTCGTACACTTTCGTTATTTGCGCCGTTTCCTGACCCTGTAAGTTTTTTTGTACGAACGCTTCAATATCTTGTATGATCTTTTCATCTGAGAAGACATTCTTCGTTTCGCGTAAGGTAAAACCACCTTCCATACGCGTCGAGCCCTGCACGACGACGGGTGTAGTCACTTCTGTTCGAAGAGTTGCCATTTGCATAATCTCTAGACTCGGCTTTTGATCGTGGATATGAGAGAGTGAAGAATTTTTGTGTGAATACATGAGGACGGGTCGATATTCGCCTTCGATTATCTTACCTTTATCACACGACGCACATCCACGCCCTTCGCATGCATCGTGTTTAGCCTTTTTATGAGACCACGGCATACGAAATCCACTCCCTTTTACATTACGTCTCCCACCACCATACACAGCGGTATCTACTATATCGTCCCACGGTTTTCCGGGAAACAGTAAAGACAAAGACGATGAGATATGTGAATGAAGAGCCATGGCCGATCCGTGATCAACTACGAAATTGGGCCAGTTCATATGAATTCCGTATTTGATTTTATCTCGCGAAGGTTTAGGTTCAGCTACAGATATGAGTACATCTTTTCCACCATAATGCGTCACTCGGTCACAAATCGTTCGAACATATTCTTCCAACCTTTCGAAGGATAATTGTTCGGTGTCCTTGTAATCCAGATCCACGAAAAAATTAAACGTATCCGTTTTTTGTTCCACGACAAATAACTTTTCACCTTCCGTTATACATTTTACGTACATAACGTAAAAATCATTCAACCTATCAAAAGGAACAGATAGACGACCACCGTCCATGAGCACATGTGATAGATTGGAGCCCTCCTTAAAGGTAAACCCTTGTTTTTGACACCAAGATCTAAACATACTTACTTGATTATATACTTACTTTTTTAATACTCTTCTTCATGCCAGACGGAAGTTCTCCAAGAAACATCCCTCAACTCTTCTTTCTCCATATTCAATTCTTTCTTTAACACCATGAGTTCGTATACCGTTTTATCCTTAACTTCTTCGAGGTATTTATCAGCCCTACTTTCACTGTAAGCTTTCCTATCTATGAGTACTTCTTTGATTTGCTGAAGGATGTAGTTCTTCGACTTCATTATTTTATAGAGAAGGTTTTTCTATTAAGAGAAGTCACGCATGCATAAAACTCCGGATTTTCTAACACGTTAGTCACTATTCGTTCCCAACGTCTACGCTGATTAAATTCTGCTAAAGTGTCGAAACTCATAAAATCATTTTCATCGTATGTACGTTTCATGTGTATCTTTTTTGTATGCATTTTGTATTTCTCTTCATTAAAGCGGCGAACGAGTTCGAGTTGTTCCGCTTTAGGATAGTCGACGAAGAATACGAATACCGTGTATTCTAGCTCTACATCGGGCTCTTCTTTAACGTTAAACGAATAACTCGTATACTCACCATTTTTTAGCGAAACGACTCCTCTCGTCTCTTCTTCTAATTCTCTTAGTGCACATCGTAAAGGGCAGAATATTTCCCGTCGCCTGCATCCACCCGTGACAAAAATCCACTCTTTAAATCTTTTATCTCTCACCGTTAGAAACCGGGGGGTTTCGCCAGCAAACGTAACAGGAATCGCAATAGCTTTATGTTTTTTCATTGCACATTAGCCTCTATAATCACCTGATAAGATTATTGAGGCTGAATCATCTCACTCGAACGCGTGATGCGCTTTTCGGGAACCATAGATGGTTCCTCCTCTTCCATGACCTCGATCTTTTGAGCGGGTGTCTCCAGTGGAGGCATCATACTCGAGGCGGCCGCGGCGTTCATGTACGCCTGCGACTCTTCAACTTCACGCTCGATAAAACTCTTAACCTGATCAATTTCTTCTCTGGATTTCTTGAGTTCCCTGTATAAATAAGCCGTTGCGACAACGCAAATAACGACGGCGGTAATAATAGCCGTATCACGATCGAGACCGAACAACATGTGTGATTTAAGAACGTGTTTTGTTTTTAAGTAGATACAATAGCGCCCATTTTAGAGCTTTCACCTTCTGGACACGGGTATCCGTGTTGTCCAAATTGGATCTCCTGATAATGTGCATCCTTGCACGGAGCATTATCGACTGGAATATATTTATTAAGTGTTCCGGATTTAGGATCGTAGGTGATCATAAAAACGAAAATTATGAGAAAAAGGAATACCCACATTTAATATTATATGGGAATTTAGTTGGAATACATTAATCCGCCCATGCCTTGCTCTATACGCAAAATATTGTAACCGACCGCGTAAATGTCAGACTTGAAGGTACCCTTATCCGTCACGAGACGAGCAGAGTCAACCCGGGAGAAATTCAGCTCACCGGTCGGCTGTAATTTGGCGGTGTCTAAGCAGAAAGGGTAGAGGAAATGGTCGTTGTTCGTGGTTAAAAAATCAGCGAACGGGGTATGGTAATAGAGAGAACCAGAGGTGTAATGCGGGTTCGCGAGCTTAGAATCTCCAACATCGGTACCGTTGATCTGAAGCTTCGTCTTAGCTTCGGCGGTACCGACGAAATCTGTGGCATCGGTGCGGTACGAGCAGAGGAACTTGATGGGGTGATTGAACGAAAGCTCCTGGACAGGGGATTCAGACTTAATAGCCTTCTGCGTTTGAGTGATGAGCATGTTCTGAGGAGTCGACGCGAGAGTGGTACGTTCATCGGTATCGAGGTAGATGAACTGAGCATGGACCTCGTACGCATCACTGGCGAGACTAGTACCCCACGTGATTCGGAGTTCCACATCGTGATATTGTAAAGCCACTAAAGGAAGGGCAGACTGTGCGTTCTCACAGAAAGAGAATCGCAAAGGATAAATCTTGGTAGCGTTCACACCGTTGCCCAGGGCCTTATGCGACTTGGAGTACGTCTGACCGAGAAGAAGGGGGGCGAGACGCTGAGAAAAGACGGAATCGTGCGTGTCAATAACCTGACCTCCCACTAAGAGCTCAACCTTGGCGATTTCAGCCTCCCATCCCGTGGGATTACGATCAGTGGGGGTGTTACGGTTGGTGATGTAGACGTAACCGAGAAGGTCTCCCTTACGCTCGAAACGGACGGTCGACATACCGTTCGCGACGGGGTTACCCTGGATAACCTGCTTCTCGACGGTCTGAGCAAAATTTGTATGACGTTTGTATGTAGAACGGAAAAATGAGACCTCGGGTCGGCCAACGATATGGGCATCCTGGGCTCCAATTGCCACTAATTGCGCAATTCCACCTGACATGTTTTATATTATACTACGGTTTTATTTTTTTAAGCATTAAAATAAGGGAACGTGAGGATGAAGAGACTCAGTGAGTAGAAGTGATACAATACCGATCATCGCGAGTCGACCGTTCACGAGTTCGGTCTCGGGCTTCCACGGTCCTTGGACGTACCCCTCATCTTCAGGGTTCGCTGCAGTACCAAGGAAAACCAAGGATGCGACGGCGATGGAGAGTCCAACATTGTCGTGGAACTGTGTGCTGATGGAATTACCAGTCATGACTTCATCGACCACGGCGGAGGTGAAACCAATCATAGCCGCACGACCATTGACACGTTCCGCGACCGCTAGAAAATCGTTGGGACGGTCGATCTTCGTGAAACGAGAACTCTCGTTGGTCGCCCGTACTACGGTGCGAACAGTGCGAGACTTAACCCTGTTCCTGGATTGAATGGGGGTGGTAATGACGGGCCTGAGAGTGGCGATGCAAGACATTTTGTACTTTACGAAAGCGCTTTTTCTTTAAATCATTAGATTTTCGAGATCCCCGACACGCGTGAGGAGGGATGCGACTAATAGTTCCATCGTCGCGACTTTATTCTTTTCGGCTTGGAGTTCTTCTTTTGTGGTTTGGAGTT